GGAAAAATCATGGGATAATTGGAATTCTTACATGATACACAGATATGTATCGATGTATATAGATTACATAGATGTTGTAAATTATGTACAAAAGATTAGTCCACAAAACAAAAAACAAATTTACACCATTTACCGAGAAATGATCCCAAAAAAGAAACTCTGGCTTAAGTACATTAAAAACGAAAACAAAAGAAATTATCAAGAATTAGCTGAATATATTGCTGAAAATTTATCATGTAGTTTAGGTGAAGCTGATTATTATATTGATATTTTACAGGAAACTGGTGTACGTCAAATACTTTGGGAAATGGGAGTAAATGAAGAAGAAGCAGATAAATTAATTAAAAAAGCAAAGTTATGAGCCGATTAAAAGACATGCTCTATACATCAGCAATGGCTGATAAAGCAAAAGCATTACTAACTTTAGATCTTCTAGAAAATAACCCAGCAGGTATTGGAGATCATTCAACAGAAGATTTTTATAAAAATGCTGAAGAAGCACTTGCTATGTTAGCTGATGCTGATGATCGTTTAGAAGCAATTGATAGGTATTTAGCAAAAAAACAAGTTGTCTAATGCATCACGAAATACTACATTTTGTTTATGAGACTGAAATATTATTTCCTGAGTTCTTTAATAATGCTAGAGTACTAGAAATTGGATCAGCTAAAATTGGTGATCAACCCACAGTAAGATGTCGTTTTCAGAATTGTGATTATGTTGGAGTTGATATCTGGGAAAACCCATGTGTAGATGTTATTTCAAAAGGACATGAATATGATTCTGATCAATTATTTGATACTGTAATTAGTTGTGAATGTTTTGAACATGATATGTTTTATGATCTTACAGTAACTAATATGATTCGACTTCTTCGTCCTGGAGGGTTATTATTATTTACTTGTGCTTCTACAGGAAGACCTGAACATGGTACTCGTTCTACAGATATAGATTCTTCTCCCGAAACAGCTAAAAGAGAAGGATGGATGGATTACTATAGAAATCTTACTCAATTTGATTTTCAAAAAATCCCAGCATTTAGTAATATGTGGGGGAATTATTGGGTGTCTAATGAAGGTACTCAAGATTTATATTATAGAGGTTGGAAAAAAATAATAAATTAAAAAACATAAAGTTATGGGAAGTATTACATCTAAAATATCAGATATGTTAAAAGATGAAGACCAAGTTCCTTATGAGGTAAATGGTTCTCACAGAACTATTCAAGATTTTGAAAGATTATATCCTGAATTAGCAGAAGAATTTAAAGCAACTCAACAAGAACAGTATAAGTTATTTGCCGCTAAGATGATGGATTATGGTTTGTCTAATATTTCATTAGGTTCAGATTTATCTACTAAAGAAGATAGAGACCTTTCACTCACAGGAATTTGGCTTCGTTGTAATGATAAAATCAATCGTTTAAAAAATATGCTTAAACGTAATGGAAAAAATTATGTTCAAGGTGAGGCAATGATTGATAGTTTTATTGATATCTCTAACTATGGCATTATTGCTATGTTAGTATTAAGAGGTAAATGGAAATAGTTGTAAGCATTTTATGTCCTACTAGAAAAAGAGTTCCTCAATTAAAAAAGTATTTAGATTCTATAATTAATACAGTTTATAATTTCTCTAATGTAGAAGTTTTATTAGCTGTAGATAATGATGATGTAGATACTTTTTTAGCTCTTAAAGAATATCAATCTTATCCTAATATTAAATATTGGAATTTTGAAAGACAGGGGTATCAAGGAATTTATAATTATTCTAATTTTTTAGCATCAATAGCACAAGGTGAATTTTTACATTTTGGGTGTGATGATAATGAATATTTATCTTATAATTGGGATCTAATTGTTAAAGAATATTCTAAAAAATTTGCTATAATTAATCCTTTTACCCCAAGTCATTCTCATTATTGTAGGCAAGATTTTAATGGGTTATTATTTCCTTTTGTACCTAAAAAATGGGTTGAAGTTACTGGTAGATTAGGTAATAATACTGCTTTAGATAGTTGGATACAAGACGTGGCTATTGAATCAGGTGTTCGTATATTGAACGAAGATAAAATTATAATTGAATCTTATAGATATGAAGAAACTGGGCTTAATCCTAATGATTTAACTTATTTAGAGTCTAAAAAAGCATCTCATGAAGTAGTAAGACCTGATTATTTTAGTGAAGCCCAATATCAAGAACGTTCTAAAGATGTTCAAGCAATAACAAAATATTTAAATAGTTTTGGCTAAAAAGAAAAAAATACCCCAAATTGTAAAAGAAATAAGAGCATATCAACCTCTTGAGATTAATTATGCTTATCAAAAGAATGTTTCTTACTCACAGTTTTCAATGTATAGAGGTTGTCCTAAAAAATGGTCAATTCAATATAAAGATGGAGTCAAAGTATTTACTTCTACAATCCATACAGTATTTGGAACAGCATTACATGAAGTGCTCCAACATTATTTAGATGTAATGTATGAACAGAGTGCGGCAGCAGCAGATAGAGAAAATCTTGTAGAAATGTTTGAAGATGCTCTAAGAGAAGAATACAAAGTTCAACACAAGAAAAATGGGAACCAACATTTTAGCTCAGCTGAAGAATTAAGAGAATTCTTTGAAGATGGAGTAGAAATTATAAGAACATTCGCTAAAAAACGAAATCAGTATTTTAGCAAACGAGGATGGTATTTGGTGGGGTGTGAGGTGCCTGTTGTGGTAACGCCTAATAAACGCTATAATAACGTTATATACCAAGGTTATTTGGACGTTGTAATGTACAATGAAAATACTAATAAGTTTAAAATTATTGATATTAAAACATCTACTAGAGGTTGGGATGATAAAACTAAAAAAGATGAAGATAAACAATTCCAATTAATTCTTTATAAACAATTTTTCTCAGAACAATTTGGAATCCCAGTAGAAAATATTGATATTGAATTCTTTATAGTAAAACGTAAAGTTTATGATCATCCTGATTTTGTGATTCCTAGAATCCAAACATTTACTCCAGCATCAGGTAAAGTAAAACTTAACAAAGCAACTAAGGCATTAAATGAATTTATAGAAGAAGTATTTAATAAAGATGGTTATAAAGAAAAAGAACATGAACCCAATCCTTCAAAATGGAATTGTACTTTTTGCCCATTTAAGGAAAACCCCGAACTATGTAATGCTTCCTTTTGAAGCATATACGTATAATTGTATATAATAAAAATTAAGATTATGGCAAACAAAGACATGACATTGACAAGTGTGAAAATCCAGAGTGATTTGTTTGAGAACTTTAAAATTGAATGTGTTAAACGTAAGTTTTCTTTTCAAAAGCTTGCTGACCGTGCAATTTATTTGTATCTTACAGATGAAGATTTTAGAAAACAAATTACAAATCACACAAATCTAGAATTAGAAGAAAAGTAAAATTACATGAAAGAAGGTTACATTAAGCACGGAGATAGAAAAAAAATTCTACTCCTGACGGATGACATTAGAGTTCATTCTGGGGTTGCTCAAATTGGTCGTGAAATGGTTATTAATACCTCACACCGTTATAATTGGGTTCAAATTGCTGGAGCTATCAACCACCCTGAAAAAGGTAAAAGAATTGATATTTCAGCAGATACTAATCAAAAAGCAGGTATTACTGATTCTTCAGTAATATTATACCCTACAGATGGTTATGGTACTCCTGAGTTAGTAAGACAAATTGTTAAACAAGAAAAAATTGATGCTATTTTTCTTATCACTGACCCAAGATATTTTACTTGGTTATTCCAGATTGAAAATGAAATACGTAGACAAGTTCCTATTGCTTATTTAAACATTTGGGATGATTACCCCGCTCCAATGTATAATAAAGAGTTTTATGAATCTTGTGATGCTTTGTTTGGTATTTCTAAACAAACTGTAAATATTAACAGAATTGTGTTGGGGGATAAAGCTAAAAGTAGAATTACTAAATACGTCCCTCACGGATTAAATGATAAGAATTTTAGAATCTTAAAACAAGCAGATCCTGAAGTACAAGAATTTAGAAATTATCTTACTAGAGGTAAAGAATATGATTTTATTCTTTTATTTAATTCTAGAAACATTAGACGTAAATCAATTCCAGATACTCTTTTAGCTTGGAAATTATTTATTGATCAACTTCCAAAAGAAAAAGCAGATAAGTGTTTATTTGTTTTACACACAGAAGCTGTAAGCGATGCTGGAACTGATCTACCAGCCGTAATTGAATATCTGTTTCCTGATAATGATACTAATGTTGTCCTATCAACAGATAAATTACCTACTGAAAAGATGAATTTGTTGTATAATTGTGTTGATGGTGCTATTTTACTTTCATCTGCTGAGGGTTGGGGTTTATCACTTACAGAAGCACTATTAACTGGTACCCCCATTATTGCTAACGTAACAGGTGGTATGCAAGATCAAATGCGTTTTGAAGATGAAAATGGCAGTTGGATCGATTTTGATGCTGATTTCCCTTCTAACCATAGAGGTACTTATAAAAAGCATGGTGAATGGGCTTTGCCTGTTTATCCTACTAGTTTATCTATTGTAGGTTCACCCCTTACTCCTTATATTTTTGATGATAGATGTAGTGCTGAAGATGCTACTAATCGTATAATGGAGTTGTATAATATGAGTTCTGAAGAAAGAAAAAATCGTGGATCAAAAGGTAGAGAATGGGGTGCTGGAGATGAAGCAGGTTTTACATCAGAAAAAATGTCTCAACGTATTATCGAAGGGATGGATGAGTTATTTTCAACTTGGCAACCAAGAGAGAAGTTTGAGTTTTTAAAAGACACTGATTTTGAACCAAGAGTTTTAAAACATAAATTAATTTATTAATGAAAAATACATTTTACGTAAGTTGTCCTATAGACACATATTCAGGTTATGGTGCTCGATCTCGAGATTTTGTTAAAGCTCTTATTGAATTAGATCAGTATGATGTAAGAATTGTACCTCAAAGGTGGGGATCTACTCCTATGAATTTTATTGATGATCACTTTAAAACTTGGGGATTCTTAAAAGAATACTTTTCATCTCCTCAAATGATTGAACAACCTGACATTTGGTGTCAAATTACAATTCCAAATGAATTCCAACCTATTGGGAAATATAATATTGGTTTAACAGCTGGTATTGAGACTACAGCTTGTATTCACTCATGGATTGAAGGTTGTAATAGAATGAATTTAATTCTTACTTCATCAAATCATTCAAAGAAAGTATTTGAAACTACTTCATATTCAGCTGAAAAAGATGGTCAAAAGATTGAAATTAAATTAAACGTCCCTATTGAAGTTATTACAGAAGGAGCTAATTTAGATGTTTATAAACCTTTAGATACTCCTATGAAAAACAATGACTTACATCAAGCATTAAAAGAAATTCCTGAATCATTTGCTTATTTATTTGTAGGTCATTGGATGCAGGGAGACTTAGGCCAAGACAGAAAAAATGTTGGTTTATTGATTAAAGCATTCTATGAACTGTTTAAAAATAAAACTAAAAAACCTGCATTAATCCTAAAAACAAGTGGAGCTGGGTCTTCTTATATGGATAGAAGAGAAATTCAACGTAAGATTACTTCTATTAGAAAAAGTGTCCCCTCAGATAATTTACCTAATGTATATCTTCTCCACGGAGAGTTTACTGATGAGGAAATGAATGAGTTATACAATCACTCAAAAGTAAAAGCAATGGTTAGTTTAACTAAAGGAGAAGGATTTGGAAGACCATTACTCGAATTTAGTTTAACTAACAAACCTGTTATTACTACAGGTTGGTCCGGCCATACAGATTTCCTTAAACCTGAGTTCAGTGGTTTATTAGGAGGTACTTTAAGTAATGTTCATCCTTCAGCTGCTAATGATTTCTTAATAAAAGAATCTCAATGGTTTGATGCTGACCATAACCATATAGGTCATTTTATGACTGATGTTTATAACAATTATAAAGATTGGAAAGTAAAAGGTAAACGTCAAGGTTATTTTAGTAGAACTAATTTTGGGTTTGAAAATATGAAATCTCAAATTACAGATACCTTTACTAAATACCTCCCAGAATTACCTAAAAAAGTTGAATTAAAACTTCCTAATTTAAAGGAAATTAAATTACCTAAAAAAGAAACAGTAAATGGATAATTTAATTAATTGTGATCGTTGTGGGGGAGATGCCTGCTACGTTCAAGAAATAAATCAAGATATTAAAAACTATCAATGTATGGGGTGTGGTTTTGTAACTAATTCCCTTATGAAACAAGGTTCTCAATTTTTTGAAGAGCAAATGGAACTTCTTCCTAACCTATATAAAGAATTAATGGGTGAAGATGAAGAAGGTAAAATTTGGATGCCCGCTACTATTAATTTACCTTCCCAAGGAATGGTATTTGCTAATGGTACTAGTGTTGAAAATTGGAAATGGGCAGCTGTCCAATCAGTAAAAGTAAAACCTGAGGAAAAGGAAAAATACCCAATCCCAGGCAAACCCGGAGAGTTCTATGAACAAAGAATGGATATGGAAACTCTTAAAGAATTTGATGAAAAAGATTTTGTTGAAGCATTAGATTATATTGGAATTTTTAACAATCCTGAGTAATGAAAATAAGTTATGCCCTTACAGTTTGTAATGAATTTTTAGAAATACAACGTTTAATTGATTTTCTCTTAAAACATAAAAGAGATCAAGATGAAGTTGTTATAGTATTTGATTATAAAAATGGTAGTAAATCTGTAGAAGAATACCTTAGATCCAAATCAGTTAATGATTCTAAATTTAGATGGTATCCTTTTCCATTTGATGGAGACTTCTCAGCGTTAAAAAATTATCTTACTAAAAATTGTGTTGGAGATTATATTTTTCAAATTGATGCTGATGAAGTTCCTAGTTTAGATTTAATGCAGTATTTACCAGCTATTTTAGAAGCAAATAATGTTGATGCTTTAAGAGTACCTCGTGTGAATACTGTAGAAGGTTTAACTCAAGAACATATTCAGAAATGGAGATGGGCTGTTGATAGTAGGGGTAGAGTAAATTGGCCTGATCCTCAATGGCGCATTTATAAAAATAATGGTAAAATTCAATGGAAAAATAAAGTTCACGAAGTGTTGGATGGGTATGAAACTCATAGTATTTTACCATTAGAAGAAGAATTTGCTTTAGAACACCATAAAGATATTAAACGACAAGAAAAACAAAACAATTATTACGATACATTATGAGAAAATACTTACCAACTCTTAGCGAATTAGTAGATCGCTTATCAATTGTTCAACTTAAAGAAGTATTCATCCCAGAACATAAAGATGAATATGCTGAAGAAATTGAAGCCATTGTTCATGATATCCAAATGCTATTAGATGAACAAGATGGTAAAGTAACAGCAGAAACTATCCGTGCTATCGTTGTATTATCGCAAATGAATCTTCATATATGGCATAACGAATCTAATTATCGTAAGGGTATTAAAGACGGTAATAACCTGGAATTAACGCATGGTTTGAATGGTATCCGTAACACAGCCAAAAACCGAATCCAGGAAGTAGTAGGTGGTAGAAAAGATTATAAAATTGATTGTTTAGCTGCTGAATTCAAAGACTGGGAAATTTCATGGTAATTAAACATAATTTTTTTAATCCAAGAACTTTAAAATACTTTGAAGAAAGGTATAAGGATCTTCCTATTACTTTGTTTTGGGATTATGTTCCTCAAAGCAGAGAAGAATTAAATATTAATCCTTATAATATCTTTTTAGCTCATGAACCTAATGATTTTTTTGGAATTCAAGGTTGGATAGCAGCGAATCATCAAGCATTTAATGCTGTTCTTTCTTGGGATAAAAACATTTTAGCTAAATGTACTAATGGTATTGAATTTTATTGTGGGTGGATGTTTGATTCAGAATTCTTTAATCCTACAGAAAAAACATTTGAAGTTTCTTTTTTAAGTGGGGTTAAAGATATTACTAGAGGTCATCAATTTAGACAATATGTTTTAACCTTAGAAAATTTAATTAAAATACCTAAAAAGTGGTATAAAGTTTTAGATGATTTTGATCACGAAAAAAATGTAAGACCAGGGTACACTGAATATTCTAAAGATTTATCTCATATTCCTGATGGGGTTAATCCTGAAACCTATGGTAAACAATTTTTATTTGATAGTATGTTCCACGTTGCTATTGAAAATGTGCAATATGATAATTGGTATACAGAAAAAATCCAACAAGCTTTTCTTAATAAAACTATTCCTGTATATTGGGGGTGTACTAATTTAGAACAAGTTGGATATGATCCTAGGGGAGTAATTACCTTTAATACTGGAGAAGAATTAATTAATATTCTAAACCGATTAACCCCAGAAGAATATACTAAAAGATTACCTTTTGTAGAATATAATTATGAAGTAGCAAAACAAGATACTTTAAAAAATAAATTAAGTTACATTTTAGATCAAATTAAAGTTTTAAATAATTTATGATTTTCCCCGAAGTAAAAATTTACGAACCAGATGCCTTTGAAGACCATAGAGGCGAACTTTATACTTTATTTAAACAAGAAGAACACGAGTTAGTTTTTAATCACGATAAAGTATCAATTTCCCACAAAAATGTTTTAAGGGGTTTACACGGAGATAATAAATCGTGGAAACATATTTCTTGTTTAGCAGGTGAAATTTATCTAGTGGTAGTAGATTATAGACCCAAATCTGAAAATTTTATGAAATGGGATTCTACTATGATTTCATCTAAAAATAGAAGATCAGTATTAGTTCCTCCTGGATTTTTAAATGGGCATTTAATTTTAAGTGATGAAGCAACATTTTTCTACAAATGGTCTTATCCTGGCAAATACCCTGATGTTGATGATCAAATTTCTTTAAAATGGGATAACCCAAGATTAGGAATTAATTGGCCTATTTCTAATCCTATTTTATCTAAGCGTGATAGTTAAAAATTTCTTTATTATATTAAACAAAAACAATAACATATGAAAAAAGCACTTATTCTTACTTATTCTGGTTATCAAGACCACGAATTAATTTATCCTTATCATAGTTTGAAGGAAAATGGTTTTGATGTTACTTTAGTAGCGAATCAATTAGGAAGATTTTATGGTATTTTAGGAACACATATGGTGTGTGATGTTCTTACTACTGATTTTGAGGATTCTAGCAACAGAGAAAAATATCTTGAATATGATCTATTAGTAATTCCTGGAGGGGTTAAAGCACTAGAAAAACTTCGTTTAGAAAAAGGTGTTGTTGAGTTTGTTCGTGAATGGGATGATTTAGACAAAACTATTTTCTCAGTGTGTAACGGAGCCCAACTAATGATTACAGCTGGTATCTTAAAAGGTAGAACAGTATCAGGATACTATGCTATTGAAGCTGATATTAATAATGCAGGTGCTACTTACCATAGAGGCCCAGTTGTGGTAGATGGTAATATTATTTCTTGCCCTCATTATGATTTTATGGGTGAGTGGATGAGAACCGGATATGAAGTATTTGAACAAAGAGGAAAATGAGTTACGAATCAACAATAGTAAAAAAACCTTGGGGTTACGAATATCTTGCTTATGAAAATGAGCACGTAGCCCTCTGGTTTCTTTATATCAAACACACACATTCAACCTCATTACATTGTCACCCTAAAAAAACTACTGGATTAACTTTATTGGATGGTCAAGCAGAAGTATCATTCTTTAACCATACCAATAAACTAAATCCAGGTAATAAAGTGATGATTAGAAAAGGATTGTTTCACTCTACAAAAGCTACTTCAGAAAAAGGAGCTTATGTTTTTGAAATTGAAACTCCTGTAGATAAACAAGATTTAGTTCGTTTTAGAGATAGCTACGGGCGTGAAGGTAAACCTTATGAAGATAGTACTCATGAAATGCCTAAAGCTGAAGATTGTCTTTGGATCACAGATGAACCTAAAGATTACGATTTTGCCAATTGTGTTCTTTCTATAAAGAATATTACTGATGTTTCTATGTTTGAAGAAATTGATAATAAACATAATGTAATGTTCCTTAAAGGTGGTTTA